TAAGGAACTGATTGACTTTGTGTTCGCAATAATCTCTCAATCAAATCGCCACCATTATTAACCTCTGCTACAATCCTATCACATTCATATTGTTTATAAAGTGATATGGCTTTCTTAACCCATTCATCAGGTGAACTCACTTGGCTACCATCATGCAAGATGTAGTAATGATTATTAATATCACGACCAGCAACTATCATTCCTGTTTCATCTGAGTTCTCATTGCTGGTAACTGCTGGGTCAATAGCAACAACAATTCTTTGTAAGTCTATTGGATAGTTTGCTAATCTATTTTCTTCAATGTTTTTATAATTAAATAATGCACCCTCAATATCTTCTAGTATTTCTGCATAAAGTTCTTGTCTACCCATGCGAGTACCCTCATATCTTTCTTTTAACATTTGAATAGATGATTCTGCTAGGTTGTCAATGTTCTCGAATGTTGAGCCTGTAATTAACTTGGTATCACTTCTTTTGGCAAGAGTCTTTATTATTTTTGTTGGTCTAGGTGTTGTAGTAATTATGCACTTAGGATTTTGACCCAATCTCAATGCCATCATTAAGTTATCAAATGTTTCTGTGTATCTCCATGAGGCTAACTCATCACACCATGCTCTATGGAATTGAACTCCACGAAGTCTGTCAGGTTCTATTGCTGGGAATCCAATTATCTTTGAGCCATTGTAGAAATGTATTTCACTATCTGATTTATTATAACCAGTGTTACTGAGTAATCTTTTATCAATTATATTTATAAAACCTGAGTCACCAGCAAATACAACTCTTTTTAAATCTCCATAAGTTGGTGCGACTACACCACAAACTACATTATCATTTCTTAAGCAATATTCAACAATGTCGTATGCACCTGTTAAAGTTTTACCCCAACCACGACCAGCTAAGAATAAATGAATATTAAATTCATCTTCATCTTCTACTAATTGAGATGGTCTTGCTTTGTCGTACCACTCAGTGAGTAGATTCATTGCTATCTTTTTCTGATAGCTTAGATTGTCGAACTGACTTGACCAATTTTTCAAATTTTTCGTTTTCATCTGATACATTATTTATCTCAACGACCTCAGTTTCTTTCCAACCAGCTTGTGTCTTTAGCCAAAAAATACAAGCACCAAGAGCCTGTTTAGTATCACTTGTAGCAATACTAAATAATTTGCTTGTAATAGTAGCAGTAGCCTGTGCTTTACCAACCTTTAATTCTTCACTGTAGTATTTGTTTAGTGTTGGTCTAGTTATACCAGCGATAAGACAGATTTGTTCATGAGTAATACCCATACCTGATAATTTACTTACCATTCTTGTCAATTCTTCAGTTTTTTTTACAATTTTAGGCATATATTCCTTTTATAGTGTAAAAATAAAATAAATGCAAGAAAAATAAGGTGAAATAAAGTGAAATAAATCTATACTTTAAGTATAAGTATAGTATACTGTAAGTATAAGTTAATAAAACGACTTATAAATTTAATAAAAACGAGGATAGTAAATTGAATAAAAAAATGATACAAGAAATAGAAAAAATCAAAAATAGAAAAATTGATGATGTTCTGTCTAAAAAAAGACAGTTATTTATGAAACATGGAATAAGCTATCGTAGCTTTAGTGGTGCAGAACCCACAGATGTAAAAACCATATCAAATCCACGAGGTGGACAGATAAGGTGTGAGTTTTTTAGCAAAGAGGTTATTGATTCATTGCCTGATGATGCAGTATACAGATGTTCTGTTTATCAAGAACATGAAGAATGTAAAATATTAGATATACAATATGATAGAACTCTTGATTCATATAACGATATATTATCAAGTTTAGATAACAGTGAAGAACTTTTTGATAATTTTTTAGACCTAAAAAGAACACAAAGTGAATTAAGCAAATTCCAAAGTGCTGTATTTGAATGTTCTGATATTTTGACTAAAGTAAAAAGATAGAAGAAAGTATGTTAGAAAGAGTAGCCATGTGGTTGCTCTTTTTTTTATTTCTTTCTACACATCAATCCTCTTTTAAGAAACTCTGTAAATAGATTGTCTTGCACTTCATAACTATCAACCTGAATCACCAGCTCGTACTTAGTTTCTTTAGGTTCTATGTCTGTGCTAATCTCTTTTTCTATGTCTGCAAAATGCAGTTCCTTAGAATCAAACCCCCAATCTTTTAAATCCTTAACATCAAAGTTGTTGGCTAAGTCTTCAATATTCCATTGACCGACATTCTTATTTAACCTGACATTCAACTCTTTCTCTTTCTCAAGAGGCAAATCTAGCTCGATACAGGGAACATAAATGTGACCTAACTCTTTGCAGATGGCTAATCTTTGATGACCACCAATGACTATATTCTTTCTCCCTGTGTTCACATTGACTATGATTGGGTCTACTACACCAAACTTTTGAATGCTTTCTTTAATGTTCTTGTGCTGACCAACAGTTAATTCTCTAGGATTATATTCTGCTGGTATCAAATCATTTATATCTTTTTCTATTATTTGCATACATTCTCCTAAAATTTATTGTCCATCAAAGAATCGTAACACATAGTTTTCATGTTGAATCTTAATGTGGTTTCACCAATGTTGCCACCAACACCAACTTCTCTAACTTTTGCTATTCTTACTTTAGTCTGACCTCTTTCAAAATCTCTTGTTACAATAACTCCTAAATCTGTTTTATTATTCCAGTGACTACTACCACTCACATCATAGAGGCTTTTAACTTCAAACAATCCATCAGGGTTTCTTATTTGCTTGGTAGGGTGAGCAACCATGAAAGTTATAGTATTGGTTTCTCGATTAAATCTTTTTATCTTGCTAATGAGAACTGAGATGTGTTCATCTTCTCTTAGATTTGACCTTGCTGGATTTATTTCGTTGTATGGGTCTGTGACTATTCCATCAATCTGATAGTTGTCTACACAATATTTTGCTCTTTGCAATATCCAATCTATGTCAGGTGAATCACCTTTCTTGTCTACAAAGAAAAAATGTTTTTCAATAAATTCTACTGCCTCAGTAACTTCATCAATCGTGCATCTATTTTCAAACATGATATCAAAAGGTTTCTGCACATACTTCTCAATAAGTCTTTTTAAATTTATCGCAAGAGAATGTTCAGGAGAAAATATCATATATTTAAAACCATACTCTCTAGCAGTTTTCATGATTATCGAATAAGTTAATGATGACTTCCCACAATTAGGAGTACCAGTCATTAATATAAAACTAGGTTTTACCAATCTCATGAATGGGTCTAAGTCTTTAAACCCTGTTGAATATCTTTTAGAAGTTTTACCCTCATAAAGTTCCCACAAACCATCATACAAACTTTTGGCAGTATGAATGCCATCAATTTGACCATTAGTATTATTATTAGACACCACAGGTGTCATGTCCTTTATTTTACTTTCCTTTCCTTTATGTATATCTTTCTTCGAATCTAACTTCGAATCAGAATTCGAATTGTCTTTGAATTCTTCTTTACCACTCATTGTTTCCCCCTTTGTTAAAATATAATACTATACTTTAAATATTAATATGTAAAGTATTAAATTCAACCAGCAATAAAGTTTTTATTTCTACCCTTTCTAACAAATTTTTTTAAGTTGTTATTTATATTAGTATTAGCAGTCATATTGACTACATCATTTTTAGGACATTGAACAACATAGTTGTTATTTTTTCTAATACCTTTTCCTGTTTTGAAGACTTTTATTAAATTAGATTTAACTAATTTTTTTATATATCTTTGAATGCTACTTTCTGAGCAACAACAAATAATTGCTAAATGATTTAGACTCGGATAACATTTATTTTCATCATCAGCATAATTAGAAAGCATGAGTAATAATAATTTACTCCCACCACAATCTGTCTTCTGTTTAGTTGCCCATGAAATTGCTGTAAAACTCATTGATAAAAATCATTCGGTTGAACTTCCTGATTAGTGAAGTCAACTATTTTATGCATGTTTTTCTTCGTTGGAATCTTATGTCCATACTTCCAAGAATTGACTGTCACTTCAGGAACAGCTAATGCTCTTGCTACCTTGCTCACGCTAAGTGATTGATTTTTAAGGTAATCTTTAAATCTCATTTAATTTATCTCCATGTTTATTAAGCTATTATGGTTTATTTTATATTAAAAGTAAATATATATAAAGTAATAATAATACTTTACTTACTAATACTATTAGTATTATAATGAATCATGTTAACTTAAACGAGGAAAATATTATGAAAATATCAAATAAATTAACAGAATCGCTAATCAAAGCAATAGAAGAAACATCAGATGAAAAAATGACAGAAATACAAAAAGACACTTTATTACTTGCATTTATAAAAGGAAGAAATTATACACTACTTCATCCTTTATATAATAACTTTAATCAATAATGAATGGTGTGGGTATCACCTAAACTACCCAGCAATTAACTTAAACGAGTATATAAATAATGAAAAAAGAAACATACATAAATGGTTACAATGTTACTAACCCTAAAACTCAATCTGAGAAAGTGTTAGCGTACTTATTAAAAAACAAATCAATTACATCTTGGATTGCTATAGAAAAATTTAGAGCAACAAGATTGTCATCAATAATTTTTAATCTTAGATGCCATTTTAATATTGAGTCTAAAGATACAACAGTTAATGGCAAATGGTTTACAACTTATATTTACAGAGGAGATATGTCATGAAATTATTTTTAAAATCACAAAAAGAAAAACTAATGAAAAATCACATAGCTCATAAAAAAGAATGGAATGATGAAAACCCTAGAAGTGTAGATTTTAAAGTAGTGGTTAAATTATTTAATCCCACAGGTGCTGGTACTTGGTGGCTAACTGAGTTAGACCCTGAAACAAATATTGCTTTTGGTGTTGTTCAATTACACGAAAGAGAGGCTGGTTATATTGACCTCAAAGAACTTAAAGAGTTTAAAGGTGTTATGGGATTGCCAATAGAAAGAGATATGTATTTTGAAAGCAATAAATACACTATAAATGATATTTTGGTTATGACTAATGTTTAGAATAATAATTGATATAGATGAAAAAGCACATGCAATAAGTGTAAGGTCATCACATATACTTATGTATTTAAGAAAACATTTCGATATGGATAAAAAATTATTAAAACGCACTTTACAATTTTTTAAAAAATATAAAATAAAAGCTACTGTGGAAGATTTGCTTATACTTAAAATATTTATGGAAAATGAATCAGAAACTAAATGGATAGACAGAAAACCTAAAATAGAAGAATTTGTTTTGAGGTCATTTAAAAATGAATAAATACGAAAAATGGAAAACAATAGCAACTTCCGAGATTCTTAAAAAAAAAAGTCTTGGCTACCAAAGTGTTACAAGTGTAATTAATGCTAGACCCAATCGTGGGTTAGAAAAATGGAGAAAAGAATTAGGTGAAGATGTTGCTAACTTTGAAATGAAAAGATGTGCTGAGAGAGGTTCAAAAGTTCATTCAATGATTGAAGAATATTTTATGACAGAAGATAAACATCTCTATAGTTCTGATGAAAATTCAATGCCAATATCTCATATGTGCGATAGTGTTTTGGCAAATGGTTTATTCATGAACATGTTAAGTTATCTTGAGATGGTTCGAGATGAAATATTTATTGAGCAAGAATTATATTCTGACACTTATAAAATACATGGTCGTGTGGACTGTATCGCTAAGATTAAAGGGTTAAATAATGACAAGGGATATCTAGCTGTCATAGATTTTAAAACTTCTAATTCACCCAAACAAAGTATTAAAGATAATTATGGAGTTCAATTAACTGCCTATGCAGTTATGTACAATGAAATGTTTAATGAGAATATTGAAAACATAGTTCTTATAAGTGCTGATGAAATGGGTGGCACACAAATGATTAGGCGAGATGTTAAAAAATTTATGCCTACATTTGAGGAGTGGTTTGTATTTTGAAAGATAATATAAATCCAAAACACTACAAGCAAGGCAAGATTGAAGTCATTGATTTTATACTTGACCAAAAAATGAATTACCTAGAGGGCAATATAATCAAATATGTTTCTAGGTATAAACTGAAGAATGGCATTGAGGATTTAATAAAAGCTCATTGGTATTTAACTAAACTTATAGGAGAAACAAAAAATGAAGAAAATAAAAGTAAAAAAAGATAATAAAAATGTTAAAGGTATCGAGAAAAGAATAGGCGAACTCGTTGATGATACATTTATTTTTAGTGGTATGAGTCCTGATATTGAAAAAGCATTTAGGTCTAAACTTATTAAAGAATCAGTCAAAGATACTTTGAAGAAAAATAATATAGAGTTAGAAAAATAATACTATGAATAAACAATTATTAAAAAATTCTTACCATGATAAAAAACACAAGTGGAGAAGTATGGGTCGTCAATTAGATTCATCTGAAAAAAGACACGAAAATTATCTTTTATTTTTAAAAAATTGGAATGAATTAAGCTCAGAAGAAAAAGACAAACTTACTTTGAAAGAACTACATGGATATAATTTTTTATCAGTTAGTGTTGTTAACTCTTTAAGATGGAAAAAAATCTCTAATTTTGGAGAAATGAGGAAAATATTTTTTAATAATGACAATAGTTATTTTGTTAAAAATTTTGAGAACTTAGGCAAAACAGGAGTACTACAGTTAAACATATTTATGTATGAGTTTTTCTACGAGGAATATAAAAAAAGTAATAAAGAGATAAGATTAACGAGAGAAAAAACCACAAAAGATATTATTTATCTAAAATAAAGAAATAATACTATAAATATGTATAAAAATAGTATAATATATTAAAAGTAACAATGAAAATGAGGCACACAAAATGGAAAGCAAACACATGAAAGCTCATAATGAGCAAACAAGAAAAGACAATGATGAATTGGGTTTAATGACTGCAATTCATAAATATCAATCACTTAAATTAAAGTCAGATGCTACTGGCAGAAACTCTAGATTTAAGTCAGATGAAAATCCTAAAGGTACACCATACTCTACATTAGAAGATGCTATTGCATGTGCTAACGAGGGTTTACAATTTGGTTTGATATTTACTCAAAGCATTATTTGTGAAGATGGACAGCAGTATTTAAACACTGTAGTCAGACACATAAATGATACTGATATATTAAGATGTAAATATCCTTTGTTTTGTAATAACAAAGATAACCCACAGGCATTTGCCAGTACTGTGACCTATGCAAAAAGATATTCATTGCATATGCTATATGGATTTGGAAGTATAATAACAGATGATGATGATGCTAATGTAGCAAGTCCTGAAAAGACAATAAACAATAATCAAACAAATAAATTTTAGGAGATGATATGAAATATTTAGTTTTACAAAAAGTAGCCAATGAATTTTACTTGGTTGCAAATAAACCATTTGATAAAGAAAAACAGGCAAATATGATGGTGGACTTACAAAAAGAATGTAATCCTGACAGGTTCTTTCAAATTGTTGAGATATTAGAAGATAAAAATTTAGAGGTGGTAAAATGACAGAAATAAAACAAGAAGATATGTATTGTAAAGGTTCTTTAAGTGACCCTGATGGTTTAGAGTTATTTAAGAAAGGAAGTATTAGAGATAGTAAACCATATGTCAATGAAGATGGTAGTAGAATACCTGACAGATATCCTAGAAAGATAATTGTTACTAAAGCATTATCTGCAAAAGGAACTGAATATTTTACTGTATACCAAGAGGTGGGTTGTTTGTTTGACCCAAAAAAATCTGATTCTAAAACAGTTAAAACTGGGTTCATTAATATAGATGGCAAAGATAAAACTTTGAATGTTTATGACAATGACTCATACTATGGATTAGAGATAAGAGAGAAAGATGAGGCTCCTTTTTAATCCCCCCAAGGACTTGGCAATCATCAAAGTGGGTAGATGTGCTTTTCTTCTGCCCACGAACTTAGGAGTAAATAATGTCAATTAGTATTTTCAAAAATGATTTTTTTCAAATTAATGGAAGTCCTGACATGACATTAAATCCAAACTATGGTGTTGTAAAACTTCCTATTAGTCGTGCTGATTTAGTTTCAGTGAGAGTAGAATTATCAAGTGGTGTTGGTGTTCCACAAGATGCCAAAGTTAATTATGGAAGTGATAACAAGCTGACTAGAAAAGTGAATATGTGGAGAATACCAATGAACTCAAAAATTGCAGATTTGTTCCATGTGTATGCAGTAGAATTAAATAAAGTTTTTAATTATAAAATATCTGCAATTCAAGACATACAATATTTAGAATATAATGTTGGAGATTTTTATAAAACTCATACTGACATAAATTGTGAGATGGGTTCTACTAGAAAAATATCAATCTCTTGGATATTAGATGATGACTTTACTGGTGGAGAATTAAAAATAATTAGTGGTGGAGAAGAAGTTGTTATTCAAAACAACACAGAAGAATTAGTGGCATTCACTAGCTTTATGAATCATTGTGTTACACCTGTAACCAGTGGCAAAAGAAAAGTTTTAGTATGCTGGATAAATGGCGAAAGCTGGAGATAAATATAATGAACAATGATAAATACCAAAAAAGATTAGAAGAACTGGGTGAAGAAGAATTAAAAAGCAGAGTGCAAGAAGTTGGTAAAGTAGTTAAAGAAAGAGCAACTTACCATGCTAATAATATTATCGCACAACTAATATCTGAAAAGTTTGACCGATATAATATTGATGAAATATGCTCTAGTATAGATTCTTTGAATAAGTCAAATGACCATCTAAGATATGTTCAAAATGGTATAATTGACCCTCTATTAGCTCAAAAAAAAACATCAAAATAACTCAAAACAACCCAAAATAAAAATATACTATCAGTATAAATTAATATATACTGGTAGTATAAACAATAAAACGAGGATAATAAATTGAGAAAAAAAATCGGAGATTTGGGTAAACTTTTAAAACAAGAAAAAATTATTGAAGAATGGCTAGATAATTGTCCTGTAGATTGGAATATGTTTGGTGAGCTGGGCATAACACTTTCTTGTGAAAAACTAGGGGTTGTTGAAAAAGAAGTAATCTTCTACCCAACTGTAAGAAATTCAAATGGTACACCTATAAAAGGATTCAGAAAATGAGCAGAATATTTAACGAGCAATTCTTTAGCAGTTTAGAATACATACAAAAGTTTAGAGATACACTTTCTGAAAAAGAGTTGCTCAATAATATTGAAAATAAATATCAATTAACAAAAGAAGAAGCAAGGGAGATTTTAAATGAGAACTATGAATAATAATTATTTAATTCCAGCTTTTATAAGAACAGGGGAACTACAAATGAATATGGAAAAGGTAATAAACTATTTGGAAAATGATATAAAAAGATATAATAATGGGGATAAAGAAATTTCTTTATTAGAGCATCAAATGAATTGTGCGACATTAAAGCACTTTCAAAATGTTATTAGTGAGAAACAAAGAGGTGCATAAATGCAAAGAGAAGAAGATGAATACTATGAGGATAATGAAGTGTATACAGATGATGTAATTAGATTCAAAGA